TTCGGATAGAAATATTCGGATTGCGCCGCTCCTGCTCGCCAAGGCTGGGGCGGTTATTTTTATCCCCGGGGCGCTGGCTCCGGGGATTTCGTTGTTGTCTGCTGTTGTCTGGCTGTTGTCTTTTGTGTTCAAATCATTGACAAAAAGGCTCATTTGATTGATATTAAGCGCCAATTGGCTGACATTTACAAATCAAAGAAAATGGCTTAACAGTGCGGATTCGCGCCGTTAAGCCAACTTTTCTATGGTGGAGCCGAGGGGAATTGAACCCCTGTCCGAAAACCCGTCCTCACGACTTTCTTCGGGTGCAGTCGGTCTTTTAGATCTCCCGTGCCTGAACGCCGACAGACAGGCTTTCAGGTTTGGCAGCCTTTAGTACATCAGAGATTACAAGGCAACTCATCAATGACGTTCACCACTAGTCGACGCCATATCCCCGCCCGTGGTACTGCGAGGTATGACGGTAGCGCGCTTAGGCAGCTACTAACTCAGAATTGTAATCTGCGTTTAAATTTAAAGGTGCGACGATTAAAGTGATTTCGCCCTCACTACCCGCTTATCGAGCCTCAGGATCCCCGTCGAAGCCTTTACGGCCCCATGGAACTAAAGCTTTGTTTATACAGTATACCACACTTGAAGCGTTTTGTCAAGAGGCGAAACGCTCCAACCGCCCTGCTCTTCCAGGATCTCAAACTCTAGTATAACACGGATAATCCGATTTAAACAGTACATCTGAAATATTCAGGAAGCACGGTAAAACGCACCTCCGGGAACTATCGCGGAAACCTTGCAGGAACAAAAGATCACCGATTGCTCAAACTGACCTTAACACGCTCCGCCAAAGTTTATTCCGCATATTTTCAATGAATCTTCCGGACATTTGAAACAGCCGCCGGGTGCCATGATACAACATACAGCTCACCCTGAATGGAGAAAAGGGGCGCCTGTTCGGAATCACTCTGCACGGCAGAAGCCGTCCTCGGATCTTCGTCCCAGACTGGAGAAGAAAAGATCTCAGATGAGCCGCAGCTCATAGATCAGGATTGCGAAGCGTATTGCGTTATGGAGTGTTGTCGGATTGACGGATTGTTGAATTATCGAATTCGCGTTCAGCGGCTTGCGAAGTCTGGCATACCCGAGTTGACACGCTGTTTCCGCAGAAACAGTCATGATCCGGCAGCCATCGTGAGAGCCTGATGAATTGCGGTTCTATTTCCTCAATAATTCGCCCGCCTTGCGGAAGGCACTATTGAAATGGTGTTATCAGCACCATAGCTTTTAGTTCCGTTACTTCTGACCTGTATGCTGTATCATGGCACCCGGTGGCGCCGGGAGTATCACCCCCGGACGCCGGCTACGATCGTTTCAAATTCGTCTGAGATGTTCCACCTGGGAACGAAGTCAACGTCGGTCGTCAATAGAGCCTTGTCTATCCACGCCGAAGCCGCCTTCGCCTGCTGGGTGAGTTCCTCGGCCTTGCTGCGCACTGCGTTCCGGTCAAAGGATATCGTGCTGATCACCGTCGCGGGCACGTTGTAGGCGGTCTGCCTGCCGTCGATGTCAAACTTGTAGCTTGTGTCCATGTAGTCACGCCTGAGGTTGCGCAGGTCAAGAAGGCTGCGGTACTTTTTTATGAGTTCGTGGCGCTCCTTGTTCAGGCTTATCTCAAGGTCGAGGTTGCGCGGGAGCTTCTGCTTCGCCGCCGAGATCGCAAGAGCACATCTTTCGCGCTCCCTGCGCGCCTCGTCCAGGAAGAGGATAAGCTCGTCGCCGGTCACACTGTAGCTGCGGAGATCCTCAACGTCCTCCTGCGTGTCCTCCATTCCGCTGTTTACCTCGGAATACCTCAGCACCTTCCGCGAGGTGTACAGGTAGTTATCGCTGCTGATCGTCCGGACATCAAGACGCGGCGACACCGGGCTGAGCAGATCCCGCGCCGTCTGCATTGATGTGCTTAGAAAATTCATGTATGCGAATGCGTCCTTGAGGTTCATCGGTTCTGCATTTACTGACAT